ATGATGTTTTTCATCTTGGGATCATTCGTACAAGGTTATACTGCTGACCGGGAAATTGTCAAGAAGCATGATGATTTCAATGAATTCGATATTATCTCCTTTAACCATCCGCTGAAATTCTAGCGGACAGAGGGATTTGTCATTGTGACGGCGGAGCTTACTCCAGAAGCCGTGATAGGTAAAGACGGCCGGTTACAGTGGATCAGGTTTATGTTTTCGAGAAAAAGCCTTGAAGGAGTAATTGGGTGCTCTGAAGCGTCAGGAGGATACTTGCTTTTAAGGATAGATAATCTTGAAACAATAAGGTTTCCCGCCATAAACAAAGTCTCTGACTTTGTTCATGAAGAAAGGCTGGGCGGGGATGTTACCGAACGAGCCATTTTTGATGTTAAGATAGATCAGCTACAGAAAATCGCTGGGGCAAAGGAAGTTAAAGCCAGATATGCTGGTATGAGTTCATTTATCGACTTGCCGAGAAAGCATTATCAAGTCCATCAAGACTGGCTTCCATACATGAAGCAGTTTTATGAAGCCCTACCGAAATAGTAAAGGATAAACGCAAATGCTTGAGATGCTTATAAGAAACTGAAAAAAGCAAATTTATCTATGGGAATATTTTCAAAAAAGCCTGATGTTGAGCTTCAGCGTGAACTTATCAAGCAAGCTAGTAATGTGACGAAATGGTTTGGTGTTGCATTGCGATATAAAAAAACATTTCCTCCCGCAGGAAAAGAGGGTTCAGAAATTGACCTTACAATCAAACAAAATAGAGAAGCAATCAAGAGAGAACTTGTTAATCTCATTTCAGCATATGGTCTTATTGGTTGTATTGAAGGAGAAATTGGTGGAAAGAGGCTGTTACCCTTAGCGCAAAAAAACTCGATATCACCTTTAGAGGATGCGGCCCTTTGTTGTGCGCTCTCTTTTAACTCTATAAATCTTATAACGAGGATATTTTACGAGGAATATCCAAAATACCAACCGCTATGCGACATGGTTAATAATCTGGCAAAAATTTGTTGTACAGGAGCTGCGCAGACAATTGGTGCAGATTTGCCTTTGGAAGTTGTGAGGACGTGGCCATACTTTTCTAAGCTATTTGATGATACAAGGAAATCAAAACTCATATTATGGCCTGACGTTTGAAGTATTATTGTTTTTCAGCGAGACTACATGACAACAATATGGCTCATAACTATTACTCTCCTTTTTTTTGCTCTAATACCCCTGCCGAATATAAAGCGTATTGTCCTTGCCGTCCTCTTTCCGTAATTTTGCCGCCATCCCCCGATCCCTCAACAGTAAAAGCAAGAGAAGTAATGATGAAGCTGTGTTGTAAAGATTGCGTGGCCTGGGACTGCAAATCGAAGGAAGGAGATTCAAAAGACGACGAAGAATTCTATGGGAAATGCCGAATCAAGCCGCCCCTTCGACTTGGAAATCTCCTCAAAGCCGCTTGGCCGATAACCCACCGACATGACTGGTGCCTGGAATGTATACCGAAGCAGCTTGTGCAAGAGGCTTCGGTATTTTTATTCATGCTCATCGGTCAGCCTTTGATTCTTGGCTGTATTCTGACGTAGTTCGATAAGACGAGCATATTCTTCTTCAGTCAGATCAAGGCCAGTTCCGCAGCAATTCGGGCTGGCCTTTAAAATTTTTTCGACGGTACTGCGGATGTCGTTTTCCTGCGAAGGGAGTAGCGTTGCTATTGCCTCATAGAGCAGTCGCCCGGCTTTTGCGTACCGATCTTCTCCCTCGCCTATTTCATGCAGGTCCTTCATAAACATTGGGCCGATTCCGGTCAGATACCAATTCCCATTAATGCCAAGCTCAACCAATTTCGGGTATAGATTTGATGCTTTTCGTGTGTCTCGATTATGCAGGTATCCATTTAAAGCTTGAGCTTTAATTCCTAATTGTAAAGCGAAATCAGCCTGAGTCATTCCGCTTAACTTAAAAACAAGCATTAAGTTGGCTGAAATAGCATCGTCGTCCAATAAGCGACGAGATTGGAAAATATTTTTCTGTGTCATACCCAAATAAGTTTCTAATTAAACACGAAATTGGTTATATTTAATACATACACAAGAACATCATAATACTAAGATAAGCCAGAACCATGCCAGAAGAGAACCTAAAAACCCGCGTAAAACTGGAAGCTGGTACAGTGAAAGAGGTTACGCGAATTTTAGCGGAAGAACGCGGAGAAAACATCACCTATGACGGTGTAGCAAAACGCATCAGGCGGCAGAATCATCTTGAAACATTCCGTCTTGCTGTAGCAGTCAGCAAGAGGATACGGGAGCGCAGGGAAGCCGAAAAAGAAGAGTTCATGCGGCTGGCTAAACAGAACGAAAACATGAGGGCAGCATCATGAGCAATGTGGTAGTCATTTCGCCGGAGGATCTTCGGAGCCTGATTTCTGCGGCAGTGCAGGAAGTCTTGAGGCCCCTGTCTGAAGAGGTCGAAGAGTTGAAGCAGGTTGTTGTCGAGAAAGCCGATGAGCCGATGAACGCGGAACAGGCTGCTGATTTCTTACGGTGCAGTGTCAAGACGGTCATTCGATACCACAAGGAAGAAGGGCTTCCGGCTGTCAGGCGTGGAAGGGATTACAAGTTCATGCGCTCACAGTTGCGGGAGTGGATGCGGTCTCCGGCAGGAGAAAGGCTTGCGAAAGCCTTACAGGGTAGAGAAAGGTAATTCATCAATCAAAACAAGGAGGTCAATATGCCAAAGTTATTCCACGAACTGGTTTCAACAGCGAGGTGCCTGATTCCCTGGACTGGCTGCATAGTCAGGGAAGTCGGGTACAATCTTCCGCTTCCTATCACCTTTTCGGCAACGGAGCCGGTCATTGTCATGGATGATGACGGGATCATTTCCAACGGGGAGGTCTGAAACATGCGCGAAAAAATCCTCATCGCTATCGGAAAGCTTTTCATGTGCGGATTCGGCGGTGGGCATTGCGGCTGTAATCCGGGGCGCAGGGAAGAATTCCAGGTGCGAATTGACGGGATAATGCGGGATGACATAAAAAAAGCGAGCTGTGTGGTGGCACACAACAGCCCGCAAGGAATTACCAACAAATAAATCTACGGAAAAAATGAGAATCATACTACAACGGCTTACGCTCAAGCATTTCAAGGGGATCGAAGATTTCACCCTGGAGGCGAAAGGGCAGAGCATTACGGTTTACGGCCGTAACGGGTCAGGCAAGACGACGCTTGCCGATGCGCTTACCTGGCTCCTGACTGGCAAGGACACGCAGGGGCAGGCTGATTTCTCCATCAAGACCATCGACCAGAAAGGCGAAGGCCTGCACATGCTGGAGCACAGCGTGGAGGCAGAGTTTTCCTTCGAGCAGGAGGGGATATGGCGGAGCCTCACGCTGAAAAAAGTGTTTGCCGAGAAGTACACGAAGCGGAAAGGGTCACGCGGGGATGAGTTCACTGGCCACGAGACCACTCATTTCGTGAACAGCGTTCCGAAATCGCAGAAGGAGTACCTGCTTGCGGTCAACAGCATTTGCCCGGACGAGGGTTTCCGGCTCATCACCTCTATTACCTCTTTCAATTCCCTGCACTGGCAGAGGCGGCGGGCATTGCTCCTCGATGTCTGCGGGGACGTGAGCGATGCGGACGTTATCGCCTCGAAGGAAACCCTCAGCAACCTTACGGAGCTGCTTGACGGCTTGAGTCTGAGCGATTACATGAAGAAGCTCAAGTCAGAGAGGCCGAAGATCAACGAGCAGTTGAACCAGATTCCCCACCGGATTGATGAGGTGAGCCTGGCGAAGCCGAAAGAGGAGGCCTGTCTTCCACCCCAGGGCCTGGGTTATTCAACGCTTCAGGACAAGCTCCGCAGTCTTCAGCATCAGCGGGCCGCGCGTCTTGCCGGAGATACCAGCGAAATCAGCCAGAAGATCGTTGAGATCAGGCAAGCGATCAACCTGGCCAACGAGCAGCACAGCAAAACACTCCAGACGGCGAACAAGGCAAAGACCGAGCTGGAAAGCAAGGTCAGGCGGCTCGAGAACGAACGGACCGCATCAAACATCATTCTTGATCGGGAGAAGAGCAGCTTTGAAATGGCCGAGAATGAGCTTGAGCGGCTCCGCACTGAATACCGGGAAATCAGGGATGAAGAGTGCCCGACGGTTACGGTGAAATGTCCAAACCCATCGTGTGGAGAGGTATTCACGGTGAAGCTGGACGAGGAACAGTTCAATTCCCGCAAGGCTGGCCTGATCAGGAAGAATAAGGAATCCGGCATTGCGAAAGCCGCCGAACAGAACCAGATCAATAAGCGAATCAGCAAGGTGATTGCCGAGATCGAAGCCCTCGAAGTTGAGATCGAAAAAGCGAAGCAGGAAGTGGCTGCCGTAAAATTCCCGGATACTCCCGACCATGCCGAACGCCTTAACCAGATAGCGGAACTCGAAAAGCAGATCGGGACCGGCGGAACTGAGGACACGTCAGCCATTGATGCCGAGATTGAGGAAGTCAGCAGGATGATCCGTCTGCATGACGAGGCGACAAACAACCGGAAGAAGGCCGTTGATGCCGACCAGCGTACTGAAGAGCTGAAAGCCGAACAGAAACGGCTTGGTCAGGAAATCGACCTGATTGATTCCCGGCTCTGGCTCTGCGAAGAGTTCATCAGAACGAAGGTTTCTCTTCTTACCGAGCGGGTCAATGAGAAGTTTTCTCCGCTTCAGTTCAAGCTGTTCAATGTGCAGATCAACGGAGGCCTGGACGAAACCTGCGAAACGTTGGTGCCTTCTCCTGAAGGCGCACTGGTGCCCTGGAGCGACGTGAACACCGGCCACAAGATTCTGGCTGGCCTGAAGATCGTAAAGGTCCTCACCGAACATTTCGGTATTTCGGCACCGCTTTTCATCGACAACGCCGAATCGCTCACCATGGAGATACCAGACACCGAGTTCCAGGTGATCAAACTCATAGCAAACGATCTTGACATCTCTTTAACCGTGGAGGCTGCATGACACAGCAGAATATGCAACAGCAGGGAAAGCAGGCTTTACAGAAATCGCCTGCCAACATTATGAACAGCCTGCTTAATGGTGAAGCTATGCAGGATTCGTTCATACGGGCGCTCGGTGACAAGGACAAGGCCGGATTATTTGCCGCCTCTGTTCTCGAGCTTTACAGTGGTGATGACACGCTTCAGAAATGTGAGCCGGGGCTGGTTATCAAGGAGGCAATGAAGGCGGCGCAGCTTGACCTTCCTCTCAGTAAAAGCCTCGGCTTCGCATGGGTTGTGCCTCGGTGGAGCGGTAAAATGCAGGCTTTTATACCGCAGTTCCAACCGGGCTGGAAGGGCATTGTTCAGCTTGCGCAGCGAACAGCGATGTACCGCTATATCAACTGCGGAGTCGTTTACGAAGGAGAGCTGCGAAAGATCAGCAAGCTCACCGGCGAGCTTGACATCGAAGGTGAAGCCTCCAGCGACAAGATCATCGGGTACTTCGCATATATCCAGCTCACGAACGGCTTTTCCAAGTCGTCATACTGGACAAAAGAGAGAATGACCGCTCACGCCTTGAAGTACAATCAGGAGAGCAAGAAGGCGGGCAAGCTGACCGGTAATTGGGCGGAATACTTTGACGAACGAGCGCAGGCCACAGTGCTGAAGCATCTGATAGCGAAGTTCGGGATTATGTCGATCCAGATGCGGGAAGCTGTCAGTGCTGAAGATCAGACACCGGAAGAGCTTGCCGCTCAGGAGATAGCCTCCAATGCGAATACCAACAACATCGACTTTGCGACAGCCGTGGTTGTCGATGACGATGGTGCAAACGTGGACAAGACAACCGGCGAGGTAAAAGAGCCGGTTCAGGCGGCGGCAGTCCAGGACGACGGCCCCGGCTACTGAGGCAAAAGCCCCTGCTCGGGAAGTTGCCGTGTGCTATCGAGGCGGCAGGGGTTCCAAACGCATGACCAAAAAGGAGGAGCCATGAAGTGCAGAATCTGCGGAGCGGAGATCCAATTCATCACGCACGTGAGCACATACAAGAAAATCCCGTGTGAGACAGAGCTGAAGCACGGGAACGGTGAGATTACCCTTGTAACCATTGACGGGTATTTGATCACAAAGGCCGGTCCCAACACGCGAGGGTATGAGCCGCATTGGGGGAACTGTACAGGGGCTGAAAAGTTCAGGAGGGAGAAGAAGTGAGTGGAATACCATGTGAGCTTTGCTGTCGGTCATGCGGCGAATATTTCGAGGCTGAAGCTGGAAGCCATGACTTGATCGAGGTGCATGCTATATGCCCGCATTGTGGGACAGAGGATGACCACCTCATAACAGAGATTGACGAAGAGCCTGGAGGAGGTGAATCATGAAATTCCGGCTTTATGCATCATCGAGCGAAGGGAACCTGTACTCGTTGAATGACGGGCAAACCTCAATCCTGATCGAGTGTGGTGTGCCCTACAACGAAATGACCGGGCTTATCGGCTATCCGCCAACCTCATTCATGGCCTGCCTCGTCAGCCATGCACACAAGGACCACAGCAAGAGCGTGAAAGAGTTGGTTCGGCGGGGCGTTGCGGTTTGTTGTTCAGAGGATACGGCCAGGGCGACAGGCATACTCAATCACTCTTTCTCGGTGGTTCTGGAGCCGGAGCGGGAAACGAGGATCGGCACCTTTGATGTGATACCGTTCGAGTGCCAGCACCTCGATGTTGGTTCCGGGAACCGGATTCCCTGTTTCGGCTATCTGATCCGCTCAAGGGTTGACGGCGAGAGTATGGTTTTCGCAACCGATACCTTCTACCTCCCGGTAAAATTTCCCCCGATCCAGATATGGGCGGTAGAGTGTAATTGGGCGACTGACCTGGTGCCTCTTGACTGCCCGTATCGGGACAGGCTGTTTCAATCGCACATGGGGCTGCATGTCCTCATCGATGCGCTCAGGCAAAACGATTTGTCGAGGTGCAGGGAAATACACCTTATCCATATCAGCAAGAGCCACGGGGACCCGGAAAGGTTCGTCAAGGAGATTGAGGCGGCCACAGGGATTCCAACCTATGCGGCACCAAGAAACATCAGGAGGGTTCCGTGAGGGAATAATTTTGGGAATAAAAAGTGCTTCAAATAACAGAAAAACAGTTACCACCATGCAGAAAAAAACGTTCAAGGAGAGCCTGCCTTGCCTGCTGACCGATCAGGAGAAAATCGAGAAGGGGCTTGCGTTATCGGGCCTGCTTTCGGAAATCAACTCACTCGAGGTGCAGAAAAAGGCCATGGCCGACCGCTTCAAGAAAGAGATCGAGGGGAAGTCACTTGAGGTCTCGGATATATCACAGATCATCAGCGACGGGTTCGAGCAGCGTATGGTTGAGTGTATCGAGGAACGCGATTACGAGAAAATGATGATCCACATAATCCGAACGGACTGCGGCGTGATTGTCCGTTCCCGGGCGATGACGCTTGACGAGCGGCAGGAGCCAATGTTCGACGAACAGGTGGAGGCCGAAACCTATACGGTGGTCGATGAGGATGAAGACCGGCATATGGGGCATATCGCTTACCTGGGCGATGGGAGGTAAATGAGCATGGAGCCGATTTCTTTTTTCGTTGCCGGTAAGCCCCTGGCCCTCAAACGACACCAGACAGTCAGGGTCAAGAGTGGGCGTTCAATTGAATACGATCCAAGTGCAGGGGATAAGGCCGATTTCCTGGCAATGGCGAGGAGATCGGCTCCAGAGGCCCCGTTCACAGGCCCTCTTGAGGTCAAGATGACATACTTTTTCCCCCGCCCGAAATCCCATTACGGTACGGGGAAAAACGGCTCCATTCTGAAGATTTCAGCACCTCATTTCCATACCAGCAAGCCGGACCTGGACAACCTGGAAAAGTTCATTCTGGACGCGCTGAATGAGGTGTTCTGGAAAGATGATGCTCAGGTTTGCAGAGTGGCGAAGCAGAAGGTTTATACCGACTCAACCCCTGGGGTAATGGTGAGGATAGAATCACTTTCAAACGCAAAAACCAATGGCTGAGGACAATGGCTTTATCGTGCTGCACCGGAAAATATTGGAGTGGGAGTGGTACACGGACACAAACACAAAATGCCTTTTCCTGCATCTCCTGTTGAGAGCAAACCATAAAGGGACGAAATGGCGTGGGGAAGTAATCAAGCGGGGGCAAGTGCTTACAGGACGGATCCAGTTGTCGAATGAACTCAACATTTCAGAACGAGGAATCAGAACAGCTCTTGAGCATCTAAAATCGACCAACGTTATAGCCATCAAAACGACCAACCAATTCAGCGTCATAACTATAAATAATTACAATAAATATCAGGATAAGCCGGTTATCAAACGACCAACGAAACGGCCAACAAATGACCAGCCGCCGACCAACGACCGACCAGCGACCGACCAACGACCGACCACATACAACAATGATAACAAGATTAAGAAGAATACTCTCCTTACGGAGAGTAAAGAAGCCGCTCAACCAGAAAGGGTTTTGCCTGCAAATCCTGGGTTCTCTCAGGACTTCATGGACAGGGTTTGGCCGTTCTACCTGAAGACGGGGAAAGCGAAGTACAAGAACGCGGACTCTCAAAGCGTTGCCTTGCGTACCCTCTACAAGGAAGCTGGCGGCAATGAGCAGGAAGCGATTGATGCGCTGCAATACGCAGTGGCAAACGGCTATCAAGGGTTTCAGTGGTACTTCAAGCACAAATCAAAAACGAACGGACTCGAACATGGAAAACGCAATGGAACGCTCGGATATCAGCAGCCAGTCTCAGCTCAGGATTTGCCAGGCATTATGCAGAGTATCGCCGACGATCCTCGATTCGGGTAAGGGACACTTTCACCTCTCCATCTACACCGGCGAAAGGACCAAGAAGGGGATTTCGGAAGTCTCGGCCCGGATCATGAAGGCGTTCCCGGGGTGGAGCCGCGAACAGACGGAAATCCTCATGGACCGGTTTGCCGAAAACGGGTTTACCGATCAGCGCATGATGGATGCCGCCAACCACGTCATAGACACCTACGAGGGGTACGGCCGAGTGCCGAACATCGCCAACTTCATCCAGTTCGACAAGCAGTACAGGCTGTTTACGATCCAGCAGAAAAACGCAGCCGTGCATCGTGGAGAATACCAGGAGCAGGATTTCGCAATCGTCCGTATCGAAGGCGTGTCCGCTTGCCGGTCCGCCGCTGGAAAACGCCCGCTGTTTGCCCTCAAGACCGAGATCGAACGATACGGGCTTACAACGCGCGAGCCTCTTTATCCGGGACAGCAATGGCCAGATTAACGCAGTCACTATTCACCCGATCAACCTCCGGAAGATGTTGGAAAAAACGGAAGCAGGGATTTTCAGACAGGTTTGCTACGGAGCGCATACGCTGGCAGAGAAAGAGTCCGTCTCATGGCGGAAGGACGAGGACAGAAACACCAGGCACGACAGGGAAAAGAAACGCAACTGCGGGCTTCGCAGAATCTGCGGTATCGCCTGCATCGTCGAGCATCGGCAACGGTTCCACAACATCGAGATCGTCATCCTCGGCAAGCACATTTCGCTGTTCGTCAAGACCGAAGCCGAAATCGAACAAGCTATGGACTGCCTGCTGGACTTCATCAACATCGACGACGAGCAAAATGAGAACTTCGCATACCACTACCACAACGGCACCGAGGGCGAGAAGATCGACAAGAAGCCCTACGAGTCTGCTGATTGACACGGTCCGGCTACTTCGTCGGGATTTTACCAGATTCCGGTATCAGCCCGGTGAAGTGTCTGACGGCGAAGGATGAATAGGGAGGTGATAAGTGGTTATTTCGCAATAAAATAGCTGTAATATTAAGTGATAATAACGTATCTTTAAGAAAATGGAAACCGCCATGCACATCTACACCGGGTATTTCGCAAAGCTTCAGACCTATACCGCCGCCGGACTGGTGCCGGTAGGTATCGCTCTCAGGCCTCCGTCATGGTATCACGGAGCCAGCTTCAAAAACCTTGCACCGACAGCAAAGATGCTCTACATGAAGGATTGGGAGTACATCCCTGCATACCGTGAAGGCGTTCTCAGGTTCCTGCATCCTGAGCAGGTGAAAGATGCCCTGGGGCAGTTCGCCAGGCACGGCGAGGACGTTGTGCTTCTCTGCTTCGAAAAACCGGTCGAGTTCTGTCATCGGCAGCTTGTGGCCAAGTGGTTTCGTGATGCCGGGATCCCCTGCGAAGAGTTCGACGAGCACAAGCACCAGAAACCGAAAGAGCCCGAAACCTTAACCCTGTTCTGATCGAATCATGTTCACCGGTTCAGTTCCCCAGGAGGCCAGGACCCTGTTTCAAGGCCTCATCCAGTCTATCGGAAAGCGCGATTTCTTCATCGGCTGTTCCGGTAACTTCTCGGTTGACAAGGTCATCGCACAGCTTGGCTGCAACGTCCACAGCAACGATGTGAGCCTGTACACGAAGCTGCTTGCCGACATCCTCTTGGAAACCGATACAGAGCTGAAGGTGCTGAACCCGGACCTGAAAACCGTGTTTTCCGGGTGGGTGGCCAGCCGCTTCAGGAAGCTCTGCATGGTGATGTTCGCCATGAAGCTTTCCAAGTTCGCCGCCCGGAAGAACGACTACGAGCGGATTTTCTACGACGCTTACCTCGAAGATGCCCTGGGATACTATGACCGCACCGTGAAAAAACTCGAAGCTGGAGCACTCGATTTCCGCATTAAGAGCTTTTATTTCGGTGATTTTCTCGCCTTCCTGAAAAAAAAGCAGGGGCTTGGAATCGGTGTCTCTTTCCCTCCAACCTACAAGGCCGGTTACGAGAAAATCTACCGGTTTGTCGAAGAGAGTTTCGAGTACGAGCGGGCCAGCTACGAGGTGTACGATCCAAAGCGTTCGGAGGAAGTTTTCGGTGCCCTGCTGCGTGAGGACGAGAACATTTTCTGCGGAGACCAGTACTTCGAGAACCTCCAGGAGTACGTTGTCGGCAAGATCATGTTGGGGCCTGGCAAGCATCCGCTGTTCGTGTATTCCTCGGTCCAGACCCCGAAGAAGTTCTACTATGAGCGGCAGGCTGCGGAGGTGAAAAACACCGTCAGCGTTTTGCCCTACGATTACGAGTTCACCCCGGCAACGAAGATCACGGCTCAGGTGGTGCCTACGGCGCTGATCACCTACTTCAAGCACTTCTTCATGGGGAGCAAGGTCGATTACAGTGCCGGCGGCGATTTCGGCATAATTTTTTTTGCCGACAGCAAAGCGTTCGGGTTCTCTGCATTCTCGAAGCAGCTCTCGACGATGACACACTGTTACCTGCACAGTGATTTTGTGTGCAGGGCCGACACCCCACGACTGAGCAAGCTCCTCATCCAGCTCCTGAAAACCAACGAGGTGCGGCGGATCATCGCCCGGAAAATGGCGCACTATTTCGACGGCCTGAAGACGACGGTGTACACCGACAAACCGGTTTCGATGAAGTATCGCGGCGTGTTCAACCTGGACCGCAGGGACAAGGGAAAGCTCATGTACTCTTGCCTGTTCAGCGAGAAAGGCCTGGACGATGTGTACAGCGAATGGTTAACGAAAACAGCAAAGAGGCATGAACAACCTGCATGAGATTCGCGCGAAGCTCGACGACATCAACCAACTTATTGCGCCCTACAAGCTGGCGTATGTAAGCCCTAAAGACGAGTGCCTGTTCCTCGACAAGAACGCGCATTACATGGAGAAGGAAACGCTCGAACGCCTTACCCACAACATTTCTCAGGACGGGTTTCTTTCGCAGTTGCCCTTCGGTATGAAGCGGCAGAGTGACGGCAAGTTTCTCATTCTCTCAGGAAACCACCGGCTGAAGGCCTCGATCAAGGCCGGGCTGGAATTCATCCTCATCCTCTACATCGACGAGGTTGACAAGAGCACGCAGATAGCCTATCAGCTTTCGCATAACGCCCTGGTCGGCAAGGATGACATGCGCATGCTGAAGGAGATTTACCGCGAGATCGAAACGGTCGAAGCCATGGAGTTCAGCGGGCTGAACGGCCTGAACTTCCTCGATTTCGAGAAGATCAATGCGCCGGCGATCAATGACGCAGACATCGAGCTGACCGAGATGAAGTTCCTCTTCATCCAGAGCCGGGCCAACGAGGTCAAGGCCACGCTTGAGGTCCTCGAGAAGATGAAGATCGGTGATGACTGTGCCCTGGTAGTCGGTGATTTCGAACCGTATATCGAGCTGATGACAGCCGTAAAGAAGGCCTATGGCGTGAAGAGCGTATCGGTGGCCTTCAACAAGATGGTGGAGATTTGTGCTGAAAAGTTGAGAGAACTCGAACAGTGAAATGGCAGGAAGAGGAAGGCCCCCTGAGAACCTCTACGAGAAGTGGGTTACAGGAAACGAGGAAATTGTCAAGTCGGCTTGCCGGGATGGAGCTGACCTTAAAGGCCTTGCAGCTCTTCTTGGCTGTGGCCTTACCACCGTCAAAAACCTCAAAAGCAAGTTCCCGGAATTTGCCGAGCTCATCAGGATCGACAGCAAGAAAGCGAACCTTCAAGTTCAGTCTGCACTGTTCAAACGTGCAGTAGGCTATGACTACGAAGAGACGGTTTCAAAGGTGGTCGTCGGTAAGAACGGTGTCGGCCAGCAGACGTTTGTGGAGAAGCGCAAACGCCATGTGCCCCCGGACCCTGTGGCAGCGATATTCTGGCTGAAGAACCGGGAGCCGGAAGCCTGGAGAGACAGGCGGGAAGTCAACATCACGGACGATCCCGGAGAAAAAGAGATGACACGGAAAGAGCTGATTGAGGAGGCAAAAAAGATTGGTATGAGTGAAGAAGAAATGTTCCCTGATGACTGAACAGGAAAAATTGAGGATAGCAGCCAAACGGCTCGATTTAAGACGTAAGGCAATGATATTGCAGGCTCGAACGAGCTTTCGGATTTATCGCCGTCTCATTAATCCGAGGCTGAAAGACGGGTGGTTTCGTCGCGCAATGGAGATTGAGCTTGAACACTGGTGGGATGATTTCAAAGCTGGAAAAAGGCCAGTGCTTTTACTTTCGACGCCGCCTCAGTTTGGAAAAAGTATTCTGATCATTGACTTCATCTCATGGATTTCGGGTAAGGACCCGGCACTCAGGACCATTTTTGCAAGCTTCAGTGAGCGACTCGGTGTTCGCGCAAACCTTCGGTTGCAGCGGATTTTCGACACTTCACTTTATGCGAAAGTATTTCCGAAAACCAGCATCAATACCGCGAATGCTGTATCCATTTCTGGCCAGCACTTGCGTAACCGTGAAATCCTTGAGTTTGTCGATCAAGACGGTTATTTCCGCAATACCACTGTTGGCGGCCCGGTAACTGGAGAAAGTCTTGATATCGGCATCATTGATGATCCGGTCAAAGGTCGTGAAGAGGCGAATAGTGAAACCATGCGTGAAAAAGTATGGGATTGGTTCACTGACGATTTCAGTACCAGGTTCAGCGATTTTGCAGGCATGATCCTGATTATGACGCGCTGGCATGTTGACGATCTTGCGGGCCGTATCATTGACACCAACAAGAGCGCAAAAACGCTGGTATTTAAAGCGATTGCCGAAGACGATGAAGAACATCGAAAAGCTGGTGAATCGCTATTCCCTGAGCTAAAGAGTATCGAATTCCTCCTCAATAAAAAGTCGATGATGCGGCTGGCGAGCTGGTTTGCTCTCTATCAGGGTTCACCGATTATTGAAGGGGGCGATATGATCATGGCCGAGCGTATCCATGTTGTCGACCGGATTCCGGGCAAGATCATCAAGAGCGTGAGGTATTGGGACAAGGCCGGCACGGAAGACGGCGGCGCATACTCGGCAGGTGTTCTCTTACACCAGCTCGATACGGGCAAGTTCGTCATTGCAGACGTTATCCGTGGCCAGTGGAGTTCTGGCCGGCGTGAACTGACGATGAGGCAGACGGCAGTTGTCGACACGGTGAGGGTGCCGGTATGGGTTGAGCAGGAACCCGGCAGCGGCGGGAAGGAGTCGGCTGAGAACACTGTTACCAAGACACTTGTCGGGTTCTCGGTTTTTGTCGACAAGGTGAGCGGCGACAAGGTGACGAGGGCAGAGCCGTTTGCGGCCCAGGTCGAGTTCGGAAACGTGGTGATGCTTCGAGCGGAGTGGAACAAGGAGTACCTGGACGAAGCGAGGATGTTCCCGAACGGCAAGTACAAGGATCAGATCGACGCTACAAGTGGCGCATTCAACAAGTTGGTAGGCGATAGAATCTTAATTCTGGAATAGTGAAATGAAAATCAGGTGGCCGTTTACTCGGAAAGACAGCGTCATCCCGGAGATCAAAAACCTGACGCTCCCTGACCTGCTGAAAATGAGCGTAGGAGAGGCGAAATGGTCTTCATGGACAAAAGATTCGTGGTGGGATCATGAAACGGCTGTAAAGCTCGGTTATGAGGCTTCAGGCGTGCTTTTCGCCTGCATAGACAAGCGGGCAAAAGCCGTTGCCTCGGTTCCTTGGATCGTCGAAACCAAAGCAGGCGAGGAGTGGCAGCCTCTTCCTTCCCATCCCCTGCAAAACCTTGTCGACAGGCCGAATAAGGACATGAGCTTTTCGGAGCTGATGATTTATGCCGTCCAGTTTCTCGACCTGTCTGGCAATGCGCTGTTCCTCGAGATACGGACCGGCAACGAGAAGTTGCCCTCGGAACTCTGGCCGGTTTCCCCGGGCGGTGTGGAGATCATCACCGGGTTTCCTGATTCGCTGATCGGTTCGTACAAGATTCCGCAGAAGAATGGAGCGAAAAAAGAGGTTCAAGCCGAGGACGTTATTCATCTGGCTTATCCGAACCCGCTGGATTTCCTCTATGGATCCCCGTTACTCAGGCCGGGAGCCCGGGCGGTCGACATTGACCGGGAATCCTCGACCTTCCAGAAAACGAGCCTCGAGAATCGTGGTGTTTCTGATATCGCCGTTATCCTGGACCCGATGACGACGCAGGATCAATACGACCAGATCAAGAAGAAGTATGAGGAGCGCCAGGCAGGGGCCAGAAACGCAAGGAAACCGCTTTTCACGAACAAGGACATCAAGCAGTTGAACCAGTCGCCGGTGGAGCTGGATTTCTCGAACTCGAGAGCGAGGGTGTGGGAGGAAATCTGCGCTGTGTTCGGAGTCCCGCCGCCGATGATCGGACTATATGAACGGGCAACCCTTGCCAATATCCAGGAAGCGAGGAAGATTTTCTGGCTGGACACGGTTATTCCCCTGCTTGACCTGATTTCCTGCCAGCTCAATAATCAGCTTACGTTTGAGTTCGGAACCAATATCCGGCTCCGGTATGATCTGTCAGGCGTTGAGGCCCTGAAAGAAAACAGGACAGATAAGCTGAACGATGCGAAAACGCTCTGGTCCATGGGGATGCCATTCGACAACGTCAACGATTACCTCGAACTTGGGGCTGAATCGTTCGAAGGCAGCGATGTGGGATATTTGCCGGCAGGAGTGCTGCCTACCAACATGGACTTGAGCGGTGGAGCAACAGGCACGAATGGCATGAACGATGTAGCAGCAAAGCTTGGGTATGGCGCAGCTCCTGGGAAATAAGGACCGGCAGCGGGAACGGGCACTGTTCGAGGCCCTGATGATCCGCATATCAGCCAGAACAGAGAAGGCTATGGCGCAGGAAATCTCCAGGGCAATGAAGGCGGCGGCAGTCGCTTACGAGAAAGAAGGAGATTTCGGGCTGCTGGGCGTGCATCATGACCATATCGGGCAGGTTCGGAGGATTCTGACGGCATGCTGGAAGACGGCTGTCGACACCTTCGGCCAGCGTATCGTTGACCAGGCAAAAGGCTATTACCCTCGACACATCAAATCTCAAGGCGTTGTTAGGCCGGAAATGTACGAACGGATTCTTGCTGAGTACGTCGGGCTGTATGGTGGTGACGAGATCGAGCTGGTTTCTAATACCACAAAGCAGCAAATCAGGCAGGTCATCAACAACGTCCGTGGTGACGGTGGTTCAGTGCCAGAGATAGCGAAGGAGCTGCGGAGCGTTGCCCCTGGGTTCGGCAGGGTCCGAGCATTGTGCATCTCGAGAACCGAAACCCATTCAGCAGCAGGGTACAGCCAGGACGAGATGATGAATGCAACCGGAATGGCCTATAAGCAGGAGTGGGTTGCTTGCCTGGACGGTCGAGAGCGTGAAGAACATGCGGCGGCGAATGGGCAGGTGGTGGGGAAAAATGATGCGTTTATTGTCGGCGGAGAGACACTTCAGTTCCCCGGTGATCCGGCAGGGAGTGCAGGGAACATCATCAACTGCCGGTGTTGTGCGGTGTATGAGGTGGTGTGAAAAGGTTATAAATCCGTTGACGAAGTGTCATCAAACTGCTTGGATTCCATATTTCTGCGACGTTCATCAAGAAGTTCTCCGTCAAACATCCAGTAATCAGAACCGCTCGCAGAGGGTGTTTTGTAGCCAAGGCTGTGTAAAGCTTTTAAAGCCGCCGCTGAAAGACTTAGGACTTCTTCTTCATAATTGACTTTACCGTCTTCAACGACGGTTGCCGTCTTATTCTCGTCACGGGAAAATGTAAGTATATCACCAGGTTTAATTCCAAGAGCATCAAGTTTGAGCCTAGGTCGGCGTGCTTTAACCTTTTCAAGTGCCTCTTGTTCTTCAACGTCTATTTGGGCTGCTCCTGGGGTAATTTCTTTGAACTCGCCAATACTGATAGCAAGAACAACCTTTTCAGGATCAATCTTGAAGAATTCTCTTTTCGGATTGATTCGTGCTTCCGAAAAGAGCTGATGAAGCGTTTTTTCTAATTTGACGCAATCATTCACTTCCGCAGCGAAATAGCATTCAAACGGAAGCGGCACTCCGGAGTGTGCACTGAGCTGAGTAATCCGAGATTCGACGCTCTCATTTGTAAGTCCGACTTTGACGATCCCTGGCATGGATTCATTAGTGAGGACGTAAATGATATTTGGCATCAGTGTTATAAACTTAAAATTCGATTGATCCGCTTAAACCCTGAATAATAGTGCGGATAATTTACGAGATTTTGTGAAGAGTTTTGGCGTTTTTTGAAGCTCAACCGCAAGCTATAGAGTAATCACTTCCCGGTTTTTCTTCTGTTGTCTTCCTTACACAGCATCTGACAATTATCAGCTGATGTTTTCCCGCCTTCGTGCCAAGGAGTTATGTGATCAGCCTCCATGTCGTCAATCTCAAAATGCTTTTTACAATCTAGCAGCCTGTCGGCCTTGCGATAGACAGACCTGTTGAAAAAATTGTCCTGAAAAACGCCTGAACGTTCATTTTTAGGCTGAAAACCGGTTTGGTGTCAAAAATACGCCACAAC